GGAAGGGAAACCGTCTCTGGGCCCCCCCATGAGTGGATCATGGGGCCATGACGGGACGCTAGGGTTTCATTAGAGGCCCTGCAAGGTGCTTGGGTGACGCGACAGCAGACCACCACAGTCTACTCGCCTAAGCCTGTCTCCCAGGATCCAGCACCAAACACTTGCAGGTCCTCATCACCAGCCTAGCAATGAGGTGACCCCTGGATTGTCAACTCCAGAGGTGGCCAAGTGGCCTACTACACTAATCTTTTCATTCCGTGTCCATACCAGGGGAAAGCCCGGGGTCTAAAGATGATGGACTCATCAGACAACAACACTTGGAGAAATAAATGAATTTGGGTCAACACGGGTGAGACGTAGTTGTGAGCTTGTGGATGTGGTGTATGTGAGCTTGGAAGTGAATGTTGCGGCGTTAGAGCCATTAGACTTGATAAATGTGTATGATACATTTTCAGTGTCTCCAACATTAGTGGTAGATATGGTGGACGTGGTGCTGGCACCAGTGCCAACCGTGAAGGTAGCACTATCACCAAGACCAGTCCCAACGTATCGAATTTCCACCTTCCAAGTGCCCATAGGTATCACCAACCCACTAGTACCAAAAGTGAACAGAGTAAACCCGTCCACCGTGTTACCAGCAGTAAAATTGGTGGCACTTCCAGGCGCAGTTATGTTCCAGACCGCCGACAACCCAGTAGTTGGTTGTGGATCCATGAGGTGTACCACGTAGTTGACGAAGAGTGTACCAACTAAGTTGGTGTCACTCCCATTCATTCCGTAGTACAACGTCCCGTGATTATAGAAGTCCCGTGCTACATCGTTCAACGTTGCCTGCTCACCCATGTACTTCACAGTACTAGGAGGAATAGGCAACGTCGCTGGTAACCAAGGTGAAAAGGTTACGGACTTCATCAAGCTGAGATCATAGTAATCCACAATGGCATCAGATGCCTGTGGATCCCATCCGAGGGTGATTTGTCCAGTTTGGGCAGTGGAGCAGGTGGGCACATACTCGAAACTCATTTTCGCTATTTGGTAGCGGTCATAAGATCCAGCAATAGTAGCCAACCATGGAAAACAGTAAGGGTTAAACGGATTAACATAAGGAATGTTAGACACCGCATTCCCACTTACCATGTTCACACCACTCACCATCTCTCTGTGGGAAATGGTCACGGTTTGGCCCCGGGTGGAAAACCGGGGTTTTGCCGCGACAAATCTAGTTCCCACAGAGACTGGAGCTCCCGGAATGTGTGGTATAGATCCTGTCTCAGCGATCCTTTTGGGACGTCCCAATTGTTTGGCTCGATTTGCCAATCCACGCCCTGCCTTAGTGGCAAGAGACTTGCCAACTTCAACAGCCATGGGCACTACCAAATCGAGCGCTGCTTTACCAGCCTGGGCCGCATAAACATTCATCGCGTGTTGGTTTTGTCTTTTAATCAGAGCCTTGCTTGTGTTAGCCATCAACTATTGTTCAGTGGTGCTACTTGTGGAAGTTGCACCAATAGTGATGAATTGTGTCTTTTGCTTGTTCTCAATGAAAGTGTGGTTAATACTTTCAGGAGGGCCTGAGGATAGAAGCCCGATCAGTGTGCACAATATGAGAATGAAAGACCAGATGAAGAACGGATGGATATCAGGTTCCTGGTACCTAGTGAAGTAAATGATTGTAGCCATCATTAAAAATTGAAGTGTTGATGAACTTCCATCTTTTCAGCTACCATCGTAAATGACATCGCAGGTCCCATATCCTTCTTAACATCACCCTCTTTGTGCACAGCGGTTCGGGCAACATCGACATAACCCTCCGAATTCTTAACCCTGCGTCGATTGTAGGATACAGAGGCATCAGACTGGCTGCCGGGATCTACTCTTGTAGAGGAAGAAGACATTGGAGGTGGAGAGCAAGGCAACTAAAATACAAAGAAAAAGTGTTAGCATTAGTGGTGATACTTGGTCAGGGTATCATGCCCCAGAGAAGTGAAGGAGTGAAACCTCCTCCTCAAACTCCTCAAGACTATGATTGGTCTTGAGAGGTCTG